ACAGTCTTCATAATCATCGTCGTTTTCATCGTCGTTTTCACTATCACATTCATGACTATCGCAATCATCCTCATTTTCATCACTATCACATTCATTATCGTTAGCATCGCCACTTCCGTCAATATTGTTATTTTCATTAAATGAACCTGATGTATTTGATGTTCTAGAAGAACAAGAACTTGTCTCACTTTGCAGTTTTGTTTTTTCATGTTCATTATTTATTGTTATTTCAACGTCGAATGGTGTTAATTCATAATCACTAATATCTTTCATGATATCATTTTCGCATTTTGTATCTTGTGATACAATAGTATCGATATCATTTAAATCACAAATATCAGATAAATTTAATACAAGAGTATCATTATCTTTGGTATTATTGTTATTTTCTCCTGAACTAACGGATTTATCATTATTGTAATCTATAACGATTTTCTTTCTATAATTCCGTGTATCTGTATTTAAACTATCCACATCAATATGTTCTAATTCATATAGAACCTTATCATTTTTTCTAAAAAAAACAGAATCATTTAGATAATCAATATCATCAATAATATTAATTCTGAAGTCATTCTTTATTGCCAGGAAGGAACCATAAAAATCCAATCCATTTACAAACCCATGCTTATGGTAAAGTTGACTAGTTAAATAGGTAAAAAAACTGTCAATATAAGCAGTATTATTATAGTGATTTACTTTAGAATTACAACTGGATGGGTCTGTTATTGAATTGAGTGATGGCAAATTAAATAAATTTTTATTCTCAATATCATATTTACCAAGTAAATATTTGATAGGGTCTAATAAAGGACTGAATTTTAAATATGTTTTTTTCTTTTCACTCTCTTTAGAATTATCGTTTTTAATAATACAATCAAAAATATTATTCGTTTCCTGTGAAGTAAGTGCATCTAAACTTAATGGATTATTTAGTCCAATATGCTTATAATTGGTTTGATTTAATGAAAAATAGCAATTATAAAGAGGAATATAATTTTGAGGTTTCTCAATACCAAATGAAGGATTTTCCTCTAAACTGTTAAATAATCTATGATTATCATTTTTTCTGTAGTTAAACTCCATTATTACTTGTATTATATATAATTTATTTGTTTTTTAACTCATTACTCTTTTATATATTTATTTTTTATCTATGATGATGCGGTATTTCATTTTCTTTATTTTCTTAAAGCATTTTAAACATTAAATGACATTAGAATTAAAAAAATTTGATATGCGACACATTAGTTTTAAACCCGATGAAAATAAAGGTCCTGTGGTTGTATTAATTGGTCGTCGTGATACTGGTAAAAGTTATTTAGTAAGAGATTTATTATTTCATCACCAAGACATTCCTATAGGAACAGTTATTTCTGGGACTGAAGCAGGTAACGGATTTTACAGTTCGCATGTTCCAAAACTCTTTATTCACGAAGAATATAATTCATCTATCATTGAAAATATTCTTAAACGACAAAAAACGGTTTTAAAACAAGTGAAAAAAGAAATGGAACAATTTCGACGCTGTAATATTGATCCTCGTGCTTTTGTTATTTTAGATGATTGTTTATATGACGCAACTTGGACAAAAGATAAAATGATGCGATTGCTTTTTATGAATGGGCGGCATTGGAAAATTATGCTTATTATTACAATGCAGTATCCACTCGGTATTCCTCCTAATTTACGGACGAATATTGATTATGTATTTATTCTACGCGAACCGTATATTGCCAATCGTAAACGCATTTGGGAAAATTATGCAGGTATGTTTCCAACATTTGAATCTTTTTGTCAAGTGATGGATCAATGTACGGAAAATTTTGAATGTTTAGTCATTAATAATAATTCCAAATCTAATAAACTACACGACCAGATATTCTGGTATAAGGCACAACATCATGCCGATTTCAAGTTAGGATCAAAAGAGTTCTGGGAGTTGTCCAAAGATTTAAATTCTGACGATGAAGATGATGCATACGACCCCAACAGTGCCAAGAAACGCGGGCAGGGTCCAAAAATCAGTGTAAAAAAAACGTCTAAGTGGTAAAAAGACGGTTTACAATTTTTCAAATTATTTATTTTATTTATTTTATTTAGACCTTTACTGTATACCATTCAGGTTTTTCACGTAATTTTTTCCAACTAGCGATTTTCTGTTTTTCTTCAGACATATAGTAATTGCGATACGATTCAACAGGATCATCTGTTTTGTATTGGTCGGGCATTGCAAGTGCAAACGGCGTTAATCCTTCTTTTTCAAAAGAATCATCTGATGGCATATGTTCTCTCAAATACTGAGCAATCAAATAAGATTTATGTTGTTTTGTCACAGGGTGTTCATATCGGTATTTCCATTCGGCATGCATTTCGTCAACTAAATCCAATGTCCACACATAATTCGCCTTTGATTCACGGCACCAAATAGTTACCGGATGGTTCTTGTGTGCCATTTTATATAATTTTTCATTGCTTTCATCATCGGGTGAAAGAACACGTTTTGCTGAACAAAGCATCTGCACTGCTTCTAATAAAATCTTGCTGATGTGTTTATCCATCATAGATTCAGCAATTTCTTTTTTAATCAACGAGAGAATGAACAAATTCATTTTTGGTGGGATTTCGTTAGCGTTAGAGTATTATATTTCATATGTAAATAGAGTAATAAAATAAAAAAGCATTTCAATTTTTTATTTTATTTATTTAGTATTTGTTCTCATTTAATCATTTCTAGTCTGAAATATCGTCAAACCATTTATACAGCAGCGTATCTTCGTCCAAATATATTTCTTGTCCTTTTTCGTTTGTCATACATTCACGGTAATGATGAAACTTAAATTCACTTCCTTCATAACTGTCATAGGTTATCTTGACACTCTGCAGAATAACCACACTCGGCACATCATCTGGAATTTCGGCATCATTCAAATAATGCGTATAATAAATGACACCCATTTTTGCCCAACGGTGCGTATCATTTGAATGTGGCGAATTCAATAGTTTAAATCCATCCGGAATTGTTTCGTGCCATCCTTGAACCATACAACCGTGATGGTGTTCGGCGCAATACATAAATGTATAATGCATATTTTCAAGCATCATTTTATATGGTTTCTTTGTAGTGATGAGGGTTTATATTGACATTGTTTGAACGAAAAGGATTTCAATTTTTTAAAAATTAATTGAACCTAATAAATAAATAAAAGGTGCTGATAATGCAGATATATGACACCAAGCACTTGCAAATTGGTTTGTAAGTTCTGTTCCATCAAAAATATAGTTTAAATTTTTAATATTGTATTGTTTATGATAAAAGTATAACCAAGTAAATGTATACCAACCTATTATTATTAATTTATATTTCCAACCAATATTTGTTATTGCCGCGATACCTACAGTTAATATGTATATCCATCTATAAAAACCAGAATCAAAACCCCATTCTATATGTTTTATTTTTTTAGAACAATCTATTTTGGGTAATTTATAAGTTAAATAAGAAATAGACAATAAACCAATTAGTATACCTATGATATTTTTATTGATTAAATACAAACCAATACCCTGTGCTAAAGCATGAGACGAAAGACTAAAATAACCAATATATCCTCCTATTTTATTTAATATACCACAACCTGTATCATACCACATTAAGGCCTCTGCTAATTGCATAAAAGAAAATGTAAAAAGTAACGGATAAAAAAATAAATCAAATTTTTTATTTCTTTTAAACATTAAATATGCAGAAGTCCAACCGATAACTAACGCAATTATTGATGATTCTAGATTATAACACATATATTTCCTATATTTACTATATAATTAATTTTTTTGATACATAATACATATTATATATTTTGTTATAATATACAATAATGAACCATTATAATTCACAGCAACTAATTCAGTTTATTATTATGACCTTAGTAGGGATTGCATTTAACCCAATGAATATACTTGCTTTTCGTTTTAGTGATCTCTATTTATCCACAACACTTGTCTACGGCAGTTTTTTAATGGCATCGAATATGATATGGGCACACGAATTAGTTCATTATTTTTCTATGGGGCATTTTAATAAATATATATTTGGTGTTGGTGTAGCATTATCACTGACGGTTAGTGTTTTCTTATTACGAACTCAATTCTTAGTAGACGACAATCAATGGTTACGGCGTATGATAAGTCATCATTCAACTGCTTTAACCACTTCACATAAAATCTATAATAAATCCACTAATCCAACC